TATCCGGATGGATCAATCAATCCGCATGTAATCCAGCATGTTAGCGATGAAGTACAATCGGATATGTCCCGCGTTGCAATCCGATCAACCCAAAGACTGATCAAAAACATTCAGTCTACGGCGGCACTGAAAAATCTTACACAAAAGCACGGCGGCTAATTAATGTACGATGTTAAAGCAATAAATCCGGCATGGTTCGGCGGTGAAGGATTCATCGCAGGAAAGCCGGTAATCCGAATCCATTTGGGCACCGATGGTCCGTGTAGAAAATACACTGCGCATCAAATCGCGCAGCAAGTCGGAAGCATCGCACCAATGCGCAAATCGCAAAGTTCGCAATGGGTAGCGATCACCGGCCAAACTGCGCAAGCGGACAATATGCTTTTGCTTGTGTTGCGGCACACAATTAACAAGCTTGCGTATATTGAAACGCAGGGCGTTAGCTCGATGAATGATGCGGACGGAACCTTGCCGATTTGGGATCATGTTTGTTTAAGAACCGAACTACCGGCGGACCCAACAAAAATCCCTATGTTTCATAGCGTGATAGTTGAAGGAAACCCCGATGAAGATCAAATCGCCGACTTCGAATTGCAGTTAGAAAAAATCGCATATAACGGCGACCGATACTTGCCCAATCGTCTTAAGAGTCGCGTTCTAGCAAAGCGGTTCGCGAGAAATTGGCGAGTCACGGAATCGGTTTCAGAATTGCGCGGCGCTATTCAATGATCAACCCGGCATTGTGCATTTCGCAAAACAGGAATCGGATTAAACTTCCTCAAAACAGAATAGCTATACCATCATTTGATCGGGTAGAGTCGATCGGTTTATCGATGAAGGTTAGCGAACCACAGTTCGAATTCTTGTCGGATGATCAAACCTATTTGCTCGGATTGATCGGCGGCATCGGATCGGGAAAAACTTTTATCTTGTCGCGATGGATTCGCGCGAAGATGAGATATGAAGCTAATACCGGAACCGTCGGCGGCATCTTCGCAAACACTTACCAGCAGCTAAATCAAGCAACACTTCCCGAATTGTGGAAGTCATTTAACCAAATCGGATTTGAGTATGGCAGAGATTATATCTTCGGAGAAATGCCACCCAAATTCTGGCGCGGGTTTCGGTCTAAGTTCGGAAAGAAGCATAACAATGTTTTGAGCGTTCGCGAATGGGGGCAAGCGATTTGTCGGTCGCTTGAAAATTACGAAAACATTCGCGGTATCGAATTAGGATGGGCCGCACAAGATGAGGCTAGAAATTGCCGGCGCGAGGCATTCGATGTTATCGTTGGTCGGCTTAGATGCCCGCTCGCACGGAAGCGGCTATATAGAATGGTTTCATCCCCGAACGGATTCGATTGGCTATATGAAATATTGGTGGAAGAACCGGACAAGCGGCCAGAGTTACAGGGCGAGCGCAGACTAATTCACACAACAACAATGGATAACCCGGCGCTAGATGATAAGTACATATCAACCATGCTCGGCATGTATGATTCAAGATTTGCAGAGCAGGAAATCGAAGGCAAATTCGTACTAATCACTTCCGGCCAAGTCTACCATCAATTCAATCGAAATCATCATGTTAAACCGCTACGCCCGTCGCCCAATGCAGGATTTCAAGTTTGTTTCGACTTCAATCGGTCGCCATTTTGCGTTGTAATTTGTCAAACCGTACACGATAAAACAATAAATTCTGATATCGTTTTCGCAGTGGACGAAATCACTGTTAACGATTGCGGCACTACCGAAATGTCTAAAGAAGTTATTTCCCGATTGAATGGGTACGGAGATAAATCGGGCAGTATTGAAATCTACGGTGACGCATCCGGAAGGCACCGAGATACAAGAAACAATCTAACAGATTACGATATCATTACGCGTGAATTCGCGATCTACGGCGGCAGGTTGCGTAGACGATGGGGAACAAGAAATCCACCAGTAACTTCGCGAGTTAACGCGGTAAATGCGGCATTGAGAAATGCGCGCGGTGATACCCGACTTTACATATCAGACAAATGCGAAATGCTTCGAAAAGACTTGGAGCGGGTCGTATGGAAAAGCGGCACAAGCGATATCGATAAAACTACCGATAAATCGTTAACGCATGCGAGCGATGCGATCGGGTATTTTATTCATGATAAGTTTCCCGTAAGCCCGCCGATTATGCAATCTATGACGATTTGACGATAATACGAATGATGAGAGGATAGGCAATGGAAGAAATCAAACTGTATCAAATCCGCGCGCACTTCATGGAAAATGTTCAAGAGCGGATCGCGCTCATGAATTTCTTAGAGTGTAGCTATAACGGCGGAATTAAGTACAAAGAAGCAACAGACGCGCATGGAAACCCGGTTCTTATCGAACACGAAAACGAAGTTCCGTTCGGGTCGCATTCGCAGAGTCTTTTTCAACGCGCGCAGCAGGCAGGGAATTCCGAAAGCCAGAAAAAGATGGATCGGTATTTCCGTCGCAAGCGCATCGCATCATACGAAAACCATGTTAAGCCGATCGTAGACAAGATCGCGTCTTATGTTCTTCGCAACGAACCGATCCGACACGAAAAAGCAAAGCAAGAAATGGATCGGCTTGAATTGGCGAAGTGGATTGAATCGATGGTTTTGGAAGGGCTAAAGATTGGCGAAGCTTGGATCGGGTGGGACGCAGCGCCAATCAATCCGGACGCGCAAGTTACACGCGCCGAAGCTCGGTTGATTGATCCGAAAAACGAAGGCAATTCGTATATCATCATGGTTGACGCTCGGCGAGTTGTCGATTTCGAAATCGATGATAACGATGAAGTGATTAGAGTTGTCTTCGAAGAATCCATAGAAAGAAAATCAACCTTAACGGAAAAGAGATCACAGCAAGTAATCTACAAAGAGTGGAACGATCAAGAGTGGGTTATCTATGAGCAGACCAAAGAAACGCAGCAGGCTAACGATGAAATTGGCGGCATTCCTGTTAAAGAAATTGCGCGCTCAAATCATTCGTTTGGACGATGCCCGTGGGTGCGTTTCGTTCCGCCGTTTCCGATTGAAGATATCGCAGAACTTAATCGGGCGCTATTCAATATGTCTAGCTTGCTCGATGAAGAACTTTATAACTCTACTTTCACCCAAAAATGGATCACTGGCGAAAAGGTGGAGAATGTTAACGGAGCGGAAGGCGGAACCGGAAACACAATTGTTATCCAGAGCCCCGATGCAAAGTGTGGAACATTCGGCGCAGTGCCGGGGCAATCGAACGCATTAATGGATCGCGTCAACCATTTGCGCGACGCAATTTATATGATCGTATCGATGGAATCTAGCAGCACAAAAAATGTTGCGGAGACAGCCGAAAAGAAGAAGCGCGATCTTGAATCGCTCTACACAATGCTTGTCCAAATTGCGAGAACAGCCGAGTACGCCGAAAATCTTTTGCTTATCGGCATGGAAATTATCGAAGAAGATAATCAGGACCAATGGACCAAATTCGATAACAAGTTCGATGTTAACAGCGTTTCGGAATTGCAAGCCGAAATTGAATTGCTCAACCGGATTCCGTTCTCGCCCGCATCGTTGAAGCGGAAGCTCGCGGAGCAGCTATCTTCTAAACTTGATCCGTTCGGCGATCAGGCGGCTTATGTCGAAGAAATCGGCAAGATCGTTGATTCAACGGAAGGATTTTTGAAGGGCGTTGAAATTCTGGTTGATAAGAAACTTGCGACACCCGAAATTTTGGCCGACTTGCTCGGCATTCCAGACAATCAGCGCGCGGCGTTTATCGAAAGCCTAGCGCAACACGCCGAGCAAGAAAAAATGCAAGCGGACGCGGCAGCAGCTAAGTTCGGGCAAGTCGAAGATGAGGAAGATGAGGAAGATGAGCCCGATAGACTTCCAGACTTCGCCAGAGGCAGCGCAGACGATAAGCCGGGTTCGGACCCGTCCGCAATCGCAAACCCGGCACAGGGCAATCAGCGCGGTTTCAGAGGGTAACGATCGATGGGATACATAAGCGATATTTTCCGGCGAAGCGAAGCAAAAGAAACCATGTCCGGCGAAGTCGAACCATTGCCGATGATGCCGAAAGAAATCGCCGAACTTCTCGCCCGAAAAAAGCGGGCGCTCGGCGATAAGATTCCTAAACCGAATACGCCAGAATCGGTTATCGAAGCCCGGTTTGATCGGCAAATAAAAGAGGCATGGTCCAAGTATGGCGGCACCGAAACTTAACAAGTTCCAGCAATCAGTTTTGGATAACCGGCTTAGGTTAATCAATAATGAGCCCGCTCTAGACGCGATGATCGCGAAAAGAATGGGCGTTCTTTATAAACAAATTGAAGCCGAACTTAACGCGATCATCGGTAGCGGGTCGAAGCTCACGCGTACGCAAGCGGGCGATGTTGCTCGCAAGCTTCGATTAATGGAAGGCAAGTTTTCAAAACTTACGAAAGCGCAAGTTGCATCGATACGCCAAGAAGTTGCCAAGATCGTTAAATCAACGCACCAAAGCGAATTCTATAAGCATGTCCAACTTATCGATGGGCATCTTGAAAACTTCGATAGTCAGTTTGGCGTATCGTTCAATCGAATCAACCGGAAAGCGGTTCAAGCAGCGTTTACCCAAACATTCCCGCCCGGCGTAATTAACCAAACATTTGGAACAGTTCCGGCGGCTTTCGTGGTTCAATTGCGAAAGGATATTGCAGGCGCTATCGCGGACGGCTGGACGGTTGATAAGCTAGCGAAAAAATGGCAGGGCATGAACGGCGCGCTAGGGGTCGCAAAAAGTAGAACATCGACCGTCGCCCGCACGATGGTAATGCAAGCATCGTCAAACGCGCAAATTGCAGCGTATAACTCTCAACCCGATCTTATCAAAGGCGTTCAATGGGAAGCGACATTCGATAGCCGAACCTGCCCCGCATGCGCAGGGCGGCACGGGCACCAATACGCACGAAACGAAGCGCCAGCGATGCCAGCGCATTTCAATTGTCGATGCACTTGGCTACCAGTGTTTCTAAATGAAAAACTAAACAACAAACTAGATACGCAAACAGCGTATAAAGCGCCGGACAATATTTCGTTAGTAACAAAGCAAGAATCAAGAGAATTTGACCGATGGCTTAAGAAGCAAAGCCGGTCAACGCACGAAGATTTCTTCGGCAGCAAATTAAAGATGAAAGCATGGCAGGAAGGGCAACTTGATTTAGAACAATTGGTCGATATTTCCGGCGGGTGGATCAAGGATCAAACCGTTTTAAAAATGGTCGATTCCAAGTGGGTAACTAAAACAATCGGTTCGGTCAAAGCGCAAGCCCAGCAAGTTAACCCTAAGCTTGTCCAAGTTCCAAAAGGGCAACTCACCGCCCCTATAGCGCCGAAGCCCGTAGCGCCACCCCCAATCACTCCACAAGCCCCGATTACGCTCGGACCGGACGGCGTACAAAGCACAATCGGTAGCATACCGATTAAAATTTCAATCGCGGAGCCGAAACCCGCTCCCGCGCCAGCGCCAGTTCCGAAGCCGAGAAAATCCGTAACGGTTGCAGAAATAAAAGAAGAAAATCCGACCTATGTTGATCCGCAAGTTTTAGACACCGCGACGATGAAAAAAGTCGGCGGACAAATGGGTAGCAACGAAGGCGGATTGTATGAAGATGCGAGCGGGCAAAAGTGGTATATCAAAAAGCCCCAAACCGCCGAACACGCGGACAATGAAATCATCACCGGAAAACTCTATGAGCGGTTCGGCGTAGATGTTCCTGAATTGCGTCGCGCAATTATCGACGGTGAAGCCGGAGTCGCTTCGAAATGGACCGACGGAGTTTATAAAGACGCGAGCGCGTTTACAAGCGCTACGCCCCCGCATGGAACCGCGGTTAACTTTGCAATCGATGCGTATTTAGCAAATTGGGATGTTGTCGGACTCAACTTCGATAACATTGTAATTAAGGCGGGCAAGGCTTACCGGATCGATACAGGCGGCGGATTGCTTTTTCGCGCGCAAGGATCGCCGAAGGGACTTAAGTTTGGCGATTTAGTCGATGAATTAGACACCCTTAGAAATCCGGTTATCAATCCGCAATCCGCAGCAGTATTTAAATCTGTAACGGATCAAGATATCATCGATGGCATAAGAAAAATTCTCGCCGTTCCACAAGCGGAAATCGACAGTATCGTAAACGAATTTGGTGCCAATCTAACTATGGCGAATCGCCATAATTTGGCTAAGCAACTTCGATATCGAAGATTCAGTTTGGAAGCCAAACTTAAAGAGTTGGAGCAAAAGCAAATATCGAATAAGCCCGTGACAGTTCCCGCGAACCAAATTACGAGAGCAGATTTCGATGGTATTAAACTTGATCCGCCGAAGCCGGTATCGGTTACGATCGTTGAACCCGAATTCGTTAAGCCGACGATTCAAGTTCCAAAATTTACAGTTGAAAATCCAACGCCGCTCGGACTTCCTAAAACCGAAATATCGCAACTCAAAAAATACGATTACCTTCTAAGCAACACCGGCAGCAAGGGACATAAAGCAATGGTCGCCAAAGCTGAAAAAGGCGATGTTAATGCGATGATTCGGCTTGCCGAAAGAGCGGCGTACGGGTACAGCAACGAATTCCCTAGCATGGATCGGGCTTTGTATTGGATTAACCGAGCAGCGGAGTTCGTAAATGAAGCCGGTGTATCTTCCGCAATATCTAAGCTTAAAAACGATATTATGGGCGCTCAACTCACCGACGCAAAATTCATTCCTAAAATACCGTTGCCGACCGGCGCTAAAAAACTTATCGAATCCGCAAAGAGTATGGGCGAGACTATCGACCCTAAAACCGGATTGACTAAAATCGTTCTTCCAAAATATGAAAAACCGCCAGTACAACCAATCATAAACGCGAGTGCAGTTGCAGACGATTCGGCTCCGGTATTTACGCCGTATCAAATCGAGCTAGCATTGAAATCATTTAAGTTTCCAAAATCGTTTGGATACGGGCCGGTTGCATCAACGGCGAGCGGGCAAGTTCTTCCAGAAAACACCGGCGTATTTGCACGACTCGCCGCTAAGCATCTTGGATGGGGAGATCGTAAAATAAATAGCCTCGGCGGTATTCGTAAAGATTCGAATACTTACTTTCAACGATTGGACGATGGAACAGGAAACATACCTAGATGGGTAAAGTTTCAACGACCCGCACCGTTTCAACCTTGGGAAGCAATAAGAGAAGTTGGGGACTGGGACGCTGGTTTTGCATCCGCGAAACATATCAATTGGACGAGTATACTTGAAAATAAACCCGGAACATGGTTTCGCGCTCCCGCCCCGCCGAAAGTAGATAATGTAACGATTACTCCGGCGAAAAATCGGAAAAAAGCGCAACAGAATTTTGTAGTGGGGCGAGACTTCGCCGACTTAGATTCTCGCGCCGAACTCAAAACAAATTTAATGGATGCGTCAAATGAAACGCCGCTCGGTCTTAACACTGTAGAGTATCGAACAAAATTAAACGAATCAATTAGAAGCGCATTGCCCGGAGAAAAGGGTGCCGTTCAAGATTGGTCGATGACTGAATATAGCAAGATCCGTGGGCATATGGCTGGCGATAGCGATGACGCTGAATATACTTTTAAGAAAGCAAGTCAAGGATCGGTCCATGCTACGACTGCAATGTTTAATAACTTAATGAGGAAACTGCCAAGACATACGGACGATGTTGTAAGAGGAATTAAAAATATCGACGAAGCGACAATAACAAGCGATTTTAAAGCTGGGCAAAGTTTCTACTGGACTGCGCATTCAAGTTCTTCAACTCTTGAACAAAAGGCGGTTTTGTTTGCAGAGTCTAGCGATAGAGAGAAATTTGGCGTTGTTTTTTATCTTAAAGGCGGCAATCGAAAAGTATATATCAAACCTCTTTCCCAAATTCCGTCAGAAGAAGAATCAATTCTTCTCGCGAGAACGGAATATAAAGTTCTCAATGTTGAAAAAGTGCATGGCTCTAATTACTATAAAATTGAAATTGAAGAAACCGGCTTAAACGATCAAGAATTGGTGGACGCGGCCCGATCCTCTTTGGGTAGCATTTCAACGGAACCGGACCCGACGGAAGCTATGAAATTGATTTTTAAAGACGAATATACTTTCTTGAAGGGTGTATTCGAAGAAACACCAGAATAAAGGCGATAGCATGGCGAAGAAGCCGAACAAATTTCCGCAATCAATCCGGGTAAAAAACAATCAAGAACGAAAAGAGTTTAAAAGACAAGCCGACAAGTTCGCGCCGGATTACAAATCGGAGCGAAAATTCATGGTCATTCGGGACGCAAGCGGAAACATCATTCCGCCGCCAGAGGGTATCGAAGTTCTTAAAATTGCGCGGCGTAATTGACACCCGTAGAGTTCGTGGTAAATTTTGATCATGAGTCTTACCACAATCGACGCAACTTACGGCGGCGAAACAACCAATTCGTATGTATCTAGCATCGCCGAAGCGAACGAAATCGCTTCCTTGCTTGCATACTTACCGTTCGTAAACTTCGACGCGCAAGCGTGGATTGCCTCTAGTGATCTTGCAAAGTCTGTAGCGTTGATCTACGCGACAAACGGACTCGATAAGCAAGCTTTCATTGGTCTACGCAGAAGCGATATCCAACGCCGACAGTGGCCGAGAATTGAAACCAAATTTAGGTTTTGGAATCATGAAGACGGACGCGAAACAATCCCCGACGAAATCAAGTGGGCGCAAGTCGCCGAAGCTGCGATGCTGATCGGTTCGGAACCATCTAATCCCAGAGATAAAGACATTATTTCTGAAAGCGTTTCCGGCCATTCGGTTACTTACTCGCAATCTTCGATAAACAAATCAAGTGACAATCTCGGCGATGCGGCGCTAAAGATATTGCAGCGGGCAGGGCTTGTATCGACCGGCGTAGGCACCGTGCAAATTCGACGCGGCTAACGATTTGACAGATTAGAATTTCAGATTAGATTTAATCATCGGAACGGGAAGACCACCCGTTCGGCACAAACAAACGCATCGGCCCGGCGTACAGGGCGGCAACGGAGAAACCATGAGCGCGAAGAACATCATCAATCAATCAGGAACAGTTCCGAATCCAAGCGCTTTGTCGCTCGCCATGAATGGCATCGGCATTCCGCGGGGATTGCATTTCGATCCGGACGATGCGCCGGATACGGGCATCGTAACTGATCCCGATTCCGACGATAAAGACTCGGACCCGCAAGCGCCGGACAATGCTACCAAATTGCAGTTAGAAGCAGTGATTCGGGATCTTCGCGACGAGCGGAAAGCAAGGAAGGAAGCGGAGCGCAAGGCGAAAGAACTTGTATCATCGGGACCGACAGCCGAAGAAATCGCAGAGTTGCGAGAGTTCAAAGCCAAGCAAGCCGCAGCCGACGAAGATACTAAGAAGAAGAAGGGTCAGTATGAGCAGCTTTTGAAGGACAATACAACGAAGTACGAAAGCGAAATTAACAAGATTCGCTCCGAGCATACTTCGTTGCTTCAACAGTATCGGGACGAAAAAATTGACGCAACGCTTTCGCGGCATATTCCCACATATACGACGATTCCAGTTTCCGATGTCGCGGATCTAATGAGGCGGCATTTCACTTTTGACGATGAAGGAGAAATGGTTATTCAAGTCGGCGGCACAGAGCCGATGAACGATCGCGGCAATCCAATGAGCGCCGAAGAATTCATTTCAGACTTCATTAACAAGCGCGATTATCTCGCTAAGGCCGCTCCGAAGGGCGGATCTGGCGGGCAGGGCGGCAAGGGCAAAGGTTCGGGCAAAAACAAAGTTTGGACACCCGAAGAACTCCAGAGCATGTCGCACGAAGATTTTAAGAAAAACGAACGCGAGATCACGGCCCAAATCAACGCTTAAAAGCTAGGGCGCGACTCCAAGAAACATTAGGAAAAGGATTCACAGATGCCGAACGCAATTACCGCTTACACGCCGCAACTTTGGAGTCGCAAATCTGTCGCTCTACTCCGCGAAAAGATTGTAATGCCCCAAAATGTTCGAATGGATTTTTCAACCGATCTGGCGCAGGCTGGCGATACCGTCAACACGCGCAAGAAGGCAAATCTTGTTTCGAATGTTGTTTCGACTTCGACCGGCGTAACCGTACAGGATGTTTCGTCTACGAATATCCAAGTGACGCTCAACCAGCATAAGGATTCGACTTTCCGAATCAGCGACCGGGAAGCCGGGCGATCTTTCACGAATCTTGTGGATGAGTTTCT